AGAAGTTAACTGCTGCTGATGCATGACTGTCGTTGTGGAATGGACACTTCATTTTGCGCCAGCCGCTGCCCATAGAAGGCACGGCTGCGCCTATGTAGTTGAGATATTCCTCAATGCTTGGCTTCTCCAAGTGCTCTCCTTAGTAAGTCTACCCATACATGAGCAGGCATGGTGCAATACCAATCGCCAGGACTTCCCCTACCCTTGCGCTTGTGCCACACCACACCTGTCCACGCTTTGTCGTTAGCCATTTCGGTTAACAACTCTTCTGTCCACTCTGACAACTTCATTGTCGCGTGGTTTTTAATTTCAATTGTAACTCCAGGTATACCTGAGATGTCACCCTTGTCTAACGTAGCACCAGCCAATCGCCTATCAACATAAGGAAACCATTCTTTGAGGTATTTAACTACATCTCGTTCGGCTCCTGAGCCTTTGGCTTTGGCTGCGCTACTCATTCGTTAGGTTCGTCTCTAACTTCTGTTAGTTCCCAACGTCCTGTCTCTGATTTTTTTGCACGTTCTTCTGCTATTTCTAGTGAAGAAGCACGGATAACTTTTACTTTATATTGCGAGTATGTAACTCTATACTTAGGCATTAGTTAACTCCTCTACTTTAATCCATATAAATCCGTCTTGATGACGGGAGATTTGACCAAGAATATCAAGCCATTGTTGGTCTACTTCTACAGTAATTGTATAACTAGGCATTGCTTAACTCCTTTTCATCATCCATTGCTCCGCATATAGAACAAGTTATCTGTCCATCTAAATCTTTTGCGAAGTCGTGTTCGTGTGTCATACTTTCATTTCCATCTGTGTGCTATCTCTGACTACATCTTCAAGATGCATTTTGGCTGGGTCAAATGATAACGTAAGGTAAGTTGCCCCTGTTGGGTCAGCCTTACCATAACGGTTCTTAACTGGGGCTACACACAAATATGTATCTATCCCGTGTATCATCTGACCTATTGTTAGTACCATTGCTGGTATCTGTGCGACCTTACCTTGTAGTGCTGAACGTGGCTGACAAGGATAACCCTGCGCCCCTTCTTGGGTGTGGTGCAAGACTAGTACTGCTGCATTGGTATCACGTGCTAGATACTTTAACTCTTTCATAACTGCACGCATACCTGCAAACTCCTCATGTCCGTCAATGGCTATGTCCATAAGATTATCTACAACTATAAGAGTAGGGCTTCTGCCCCACATAGTTTCAAATGCTGATACTTCTTCATCTAAATCTTTTAGTGTAGGGCTAGGTTCAAATGACCAGTACATACCAGAGAAATCACGTAAGTAATACTCTGCTGTTTCTGGCTTGGTTTTAATCATGTACTCAGCATCTTGCTGAGTTATCTTGGCTTTCATAGCAAGCAAACGCATTGCCATTGTATGTGCATTAGTATCGGCAGAGAAGTAAAGAGTTGGTTGTTTCAATCTTGCTGCGATATGTAATGCAATAGATGACTTACCTGCGCCTGGAGTACCTGCTATGACGGTAACTTCTGCTCTACGCAGGATGATACCTTCACGTTGGAAAGCCTGAAAAGGTGGGGGTAATGGTTCTCCCCCCACCTCTGGCTTACCGATACTTCGGCGGAGTGTTTTCATTTAAGCCTTTGTCTGGTCTGCCATGAATGATGCAAACTCTGGTGAGCCTGCTTTGACATAGATAGTTGTGCATTTAGTTGGATCGCCTTGCTTGGCTGGGCAGAAGTGTCCTTTGTATGGACCAAACTTACCTGTCAAACCATGAATGCGTGTCATTGTACCGTGAGGACATTGACGTGCACCTACACCTGGAGATACAAATGCTGGTGGTCCTGATTGGATTGGTGTTTCTGCAATTACACTGCCACCTAATTGTGTAGCCAACATACCCACTACTGGGTTAGGTGGTACTGCTGTGTTAACTGGTGCTACACCACGCACTGCTGCCTCTAGTTCTGCTACTGCAGATGCTAGTGATGCTAGTGTTAGTGCAACGGTTTGGTCTAGTTCATCTGCGTTAGCCGCACGAACTGTAACCAATGAACCTGCTGGTGATTTAACTGTGATACTGATTGGTGCTTCTGTATGCATGTTACTCCTTGATTGATGTTACTAGGGATTTCTTTGTATCACGGAAGGTACGAACTTTCATTGCTAGTTCTATACCTTTCCATCCTTGCTTGATGTCAACAAAGTGTAGTTCACATTTACCACTACCTGCTGGTAAATGGACAATGATTCCTTTATCTTGATTGACACCACCCCAAGCGCCACGGGTTGCCGTAGCAGGGTCATACGGCAAGCCGTGTGCATACACTGCTAACTGCATGGCAATCTTGTTTGGGTAAGAGATACTACCAGTTTTTAAGTCAGAAATAAACAACTCACCTTTGTATTCAACTACACGGTCAGGTGTACCTGCAATCTTATACTTGTCCAAGACGCAGAACTGTTCAATGAATACATTCTTAAAGTCTTTAGTTGCATCTGCATATGCTTGTATATCTGCAACGTAATCTTCTGGTATGACACCAAGGTCTTCACCTCTGTCATACTTTTCTGTTAACGTATGGATGGCTGTACCTATAGTTGCTTGAGTGGTAGCACCTGCTGCTTCCATTGCATCTTCAACTAACTTGTCCATTTCTAATTTGTTATCTCTATATGCTGATGCTGCCAGCAATAGATCAGGACGCAGCGTTAATCCTGCTGCTGCCATCCGTAACTTCCATGCTACTAATCCAGTACCATCATCTAATGAACCTGCAACTGTAGTAGTGCGTGTGTATGGTACTGGTTTACCACCTTTAACTGGTACAACCATTGGTCTGCCGTATCTATCTCTAGGTATTTCTACTTCCGACATACTTCTCCTTTGATTAGATACCAGCAGGGGTAGGACAAGGAGAGAGCCAAAACCTACCGCCCACTGGTTGTCCCATCATAGCATAGTTGACGGACTATGCGTTGATGTCATTGCCGCAGTGCGGACAAAACTTTTCTCGTTTCTTGTATACTTCATGTATCACTTGGTCTTTGTAATCTTGATGCACATATACCTTGCATCTGTTACGTGTTTTAATAGTACGCACTATAGCACCTGATTGATGTAGTACTGATAAAATACCACTAGCAGTACCATGATGCCAACCTTGTGAATCTGCTAATTCTTTCCACGTAACACCAGATAAACCTGATAGTTTTAAATGTGTTAACGCTAGTATCTGGTGGTTTTTTTCCCGACCTGATTTAATATTATCTACGGCGCGAGCCTTAGATGTGTCAGTACCTGACCATCCAGCAGTGCCGTTGTATGGTACGTATGCTGTGTCCATTAGTTTTCCTCTTCGATATCATCTACATTTATTTGGTCGATAGTAATTGAACCACCATATAAATCTACGGTAATTTCATCTTCAATCTTGCTGATTGCATCATCAGCATCATCAGCATCTAAATCGCAGAAACTAACTGAGATTGTAATGTTGCCTGAGTATGTAGTTTGAATAGAGTGTGATCCGATACTGTTGAGTAACTCGTTAACCTCGTCAAGGTTGACTGTTGTTTCACGATCTGTCCATTCACGCTCACTGAAGAAGTCACGTACTTTATGACGAATTGTAACGGCTTCTGCTCTGTATTCGCTTGAGACTTGTTGTACTGCATCTACTTCCTTTGACCTGCGTATGTAATTAGATACTTCTTGTTCAGTGTAATTGATTGTGTTACCAGATTCAATGTCTAGTATTTGGATTGTATTCATTTCTCTCCTTAGTTAGTAAGCACTAGGTCTAGTGCTTTGTTTTTGATATGGTCACTGCGTCCACTAATGGTGGCGATTGCACGGCGGTTAGAGCCACCAGTACCATGATGGTCTGCGTGTTCAATGACTGCTTGCCATACACCAAAGGCTGTGCCTCTGATGTTTTCTTGGGTAGGTGATTGGCTATAGATATTCCATGCTGAGTCACGTCCATTGAGTGCAATGGTACGTTGACGGCGTTGTCCCTGTGATAGCAGGTGGTCAGGTGCTTGTTCAATGTTTGATGGTAATGCCCATACAGACTTGAAGATGTTACGTACTTGACGCTCATCAACTTTACGTTCCAGTAGCGTACCTGCTACTGTTTCATATTCCTGAATAGAATCATAAGTTAACTGAGTGATGTTCCGAATGTCATTGACTGACAACTCAGAGTTTGTAGTGTGCTTCATAACATAGGTGTAAGCATTCTTATGTTTACCTTTGATGATGCGGTTGATTTGATTAGCGCAGAATAAACGCTCAATGATAGGGCGGATGCGTACTGCACACGAACCATCGTGTGATGATTGGACTAGTAAGAACGCAGCGTGTGGGTCATTGGCTACTTGTATACCTATAGGTAATTCCATTACCATCCAGATATTTGCACCATTGTTGTACTCACCTGCTGCTGTATAGCGTGCATCACCTGAGTCAACCAATGTATCTAATGCAGAGAATACTTCCATATTCTGTACGATCTTGTACTTGTCACCAACTACACCAATGACTGACTCACTATCTTCAGTGCGTTTGATAACTGCTTGACGTTTAGGTACATCTAATCTATTTGTTATAGATTCAAATGGAGATACGATTGTCTTACGTTCAACAAACATATCTGATAGTTCAACAGTCCAGTCAAGACCAGCCTGTCGTGCTGCTTCTGATGCAGACCCTGCATTAACTGCAGTGCCTGCTTTAACCCAAGCCTGCTTGTTCATTACCTGTACTACATTGTTATTATATTCTTCACTTACCTGTAACATTATTTTCTCCTTATAGGTATTTAGCAATAGACTTCATAGTAGATGCGTTGACTTGTAACTCATCAGTCATACGCAATACATTGAGGGCATTAGTAATGTCTTCAATTGTTTCTTTGTATACATAATCAGGTGTAGTTGTGAAGTCACGGGTTGGTTCTTCAGGTACTTTAATCTTATCTAATGCTATATCATAGTCAATATTCATAGTGTTATTCCATGAACGTACACTAACTCTTATATTGGTGCTTTTAGATAAATTATTCATTGCTACTTTTTGAATATCAGTTAGCCACTTATCATGTGCTGCTTGATACTTAGCCTCAAGTGCAGGTTCTGTTTCTTTTTCTTTTTTAACTGTAACCAATTTAGTTTCCAATGCTTTGATTACTTTAGCAGTTGGAACCTTGACTGTTAATGCTTTACTCATTGCTCTTTCTTTCTGATAGTCGTGTATCTATCCAGCGGTACATACTAAATCCGCTGAAACCTATTGTGTCTTGCAGTAATGTCAACGCCATGTCGTCATCACTTGCTTCAACTTCTATCTCACATTGTACAATGTAATATGATTTCATATTAGTACCATCCATGTTTTCTCCAATGTGCCCAAGCGATTGAAGGCAAGTCATATCTGTGAACAATATACTCCAGCCCCTTCGCAACTTGCAGGGGGGCTGGGGTCTCAGGACTTGTGTTCAGTACTTGTGCTACACCATATGCACTAGAGGTAGGGTTGTCTGCTGTGTGGTTCTATGCAGATTCTTTACCCCATAGTTTGTTTAGTGCTGACCATTCATTACGTCCCCACTTAGGATATGTTTCTTTTATATATGCTTTAGCATATGCTTTTAGTGTGAACTTATTCCATACATGTACTACTAGGTTTACTTTTTTCTCTGGTTCTAGTAGTGGTTGGTTGTTTAGTGCGTGTGCCTTAATAGGGATACCAATCAGGGAAGCAACTGATAGCATAAGGCTAGTACCTATAGATAAATAACGTCTTACTTGCTGTCGCATATTTCTCCTTAGTCTTCGTGCATTTGGTCGTGCATACGGTCAGGGTCTTCAGCCTCACATTCACATGTGAATATAAAGTTACCGCAATTACTGCACTCATCTTTAAGTGCAGCATCATCACCTTCTAAGTACTGTGGTTCACTCATTG